TTCTACAGGTCAATTAGTAATCAAAAACCCTATTGACTACGAAAAGAAAACAAAAGATACTGTAAAGGTTATCGTTACAGATGGTTATTTTTATGATACAGCTACTGTAATCATAAATGTACTTGATGAAGACGAAATTCCTGAGATTACAAAGATTGACGATAAACAACCTGTAGATACAATAAAGACAAATGACCCAGACCATAAGATAGATTACCAAATTTGTGAAGGAGATAACTGCGACATTGGTAACATTGACATTACAGTACATAAAGATACTACTGTAAAGGTTTGTAACACAAAGAAAACTAAATGCGACAGTGTAGTTATTTTGTTCAATGATGCTCCACCTGTAGTAACATTGACAAATGCTAAATCCACAAATGCTTACATTGACTATATCACTATTGAAGAACAGAAAGACAATAAAATCTATGTAAACAAGAAGGAAAATCCAATAACTGTTACTGTAAAAGATACTATTCACAAAACAGAAAAGCATTTTGAAATCAAGGTCAAACTTGATACTATTCCAACAAAGGACATTAAACTCAAAGAATACAATTACTTGATTGACGAAGCCAAAGCTACTATAAATCCTATCGGTGGAAATAAGGGCGAATTGGTTGAAGTAATCAAGGACAATGGAACAGAAGTTACTATCAAACAAATTATTGACTTGAAGACTGGTAAGCCAATAGATACAGTACAAACTGTTTCTTATACAAAGAAGGTCAATGGTAAAGAAGTTGTAGTAACATATAAGACTGACAATTTGACTGGACAAAAGATTGGTGATTATGAAGTTTCTTATATGGCTGATTCTTGTACCAAAGTAACTTATACAATGAATGACAAGAAACAAATTATCAAGAATGACGAGGGTAACATCGGTTATACAATTACTTACGATTATGTGGATGATTTTGGAAACAAAGCATCTGCTAGTGTAGAAATTGTTTATGATGACATTCCACCTAAAGTAGAAATTCTTGAACCATACGAACACGATGCATTTAAGACAAATGCTATCCCTGTAAAATGGACTGTCAATGGAGAAGTTCAAGATACATTAACCTTACAGAGATTGGAAAAAGGTGTTAATTATATTATCCGCCGCTATGTAGATAAAGCTGGTAATGAAGCCGCTGATACTGTATGGGTAATTATGAAAGAAGCTAAAGACATTGACATTACTATTATCCATCCTGTAACAGAAATCAACAAAGACAAAGTAGACGAATTTTACAGTACTGGTGAAAAATATGACCCTAAGAAACCATACAAAGTAACTATGGTAAATCCTAAGGACGATTCATTACCTGAAACTATTGGTGTCGGATTTAAGATTGACATAGCATTACCTTCTGTATCAGCAACTGGTGGTTTGGCTACTTTGGATGACATTGTAAAGAATGGTCAGATTCCGGTTGACGATAAAGGAAACATTGTTGGTGCTTCTACTAAGGGTATTCCGGTAGAAAAATATGTTGAAGAACATTGTACTGCCGAATTCCAGGAAGATTACAGAAAGAACGGCTTGAACATTCCACTTTATGATGTAAAATATAATTTACATTTGTGGGTATGGACAACCACCGCAAACTATGTAAATGATTTCAATGTTGAATACACGCTCAATGACCAGGAAACGACGTCGGAGGCCGGTACCGTCCAAATGGTAGTGGATTGGCTAACCGATAAGGAAGGGGCAGTACGTGCGAAGGGTGGCAAAGCACTAGGTACAGGTTCTTATATCACAAAATTATACTCAAAATCTGTTGCTAAACATCGTTGTGATTACAAGGACCAGGTTAAGGGTGATAAGACTGTGAAGAAAGAAGAAAATATGAAAACTTTTGGTTACAAAAGACCAATTAAAAAGTAAATAAATTTTTACATTCTCAATTATGGGTGTTAGGTAACTAACTCCCATTTTTTATAAATACTATAAACAATTTATGGAGAAGAAGGTGAAAGACAAGAAAAAGGTACTTTCCTAGAAGTCAATGGTCAAACATATCTATTCAAACCTAGTTATCTATATTATGGTGTTAAAAAGAATATGTCTTTCCAAGAATTAGTTAAAACAGGAAAACTTGAACCTAAAAAGCCTAATTAACAATAAGTTCTACAAATAAAATAAAAAATGAAAGAGTCCTTCACGGGCTCTTTTTCTTTTTATATTTGAATACATACAAAACAAAATAACTAGAACAAATTATATGCAGTTCTAAAAAATGAAAATGTTTACACAATAAAAAATTTGTTTCTATATTTTGTTATGTAATCAAAATGATTATACAAAAATCTTAACAAAATAAATCAAGGAGAAAAACTATGTTAAGTAATTATGTATTGAATACACACGATGGTCTTACCTACCAGGTAACAAGTTCAACAATCCAGTCCCGCAATCGTATGCAGGTAACTGGCACAACCGTAAAGAATGTTCGTCACGTTCAGGTTGCGAAGAATCACCTTCGTCCATTGACTGCTTTTGAAGCATCTGTCTGTATGACTGCTGAACAGATTCTTCGTAATAAGAAGGCTATGTCCGAAGCTGAATCTACCATTGTCCAGCTTTCTCGTTTACTCAAAAAGCAGGTAATGGCATAATATGAACATTTGGCGTATTACGAAATATCGTTGCGACCAAAACGGAGTTCCTTATGGCGACCCCATTCAATCCTTGTGTTTCACACAGGAATTGATGGAGTCCTATAAGAACCCAAAATTTGTTGTTAAAATTGAAGAACAGGTCGCATTAGACACATACAAAGTAATTTGGACTAAGGAAGAAAGAACAAATGAAAGCAACGGGTAGTAAAGTATTTCTCAAGCGTGAAGAAAGAAAATCAGCAGCTGGTATCATTACTCCATTGTCAAAGCAGGGTTTGGCTGTGTTCACAGTAGAAGCAGTTGGTCCTGGTGAATGGAATGTATTTACCGGCGAACTTATCCCAATGAATGTAAAGGTCGGAGATAGAGTTGTTGCTGATGTAACCACCGCTCCTGAGATTGTCATTACCAATAAGAAAGACGGCACAAAGACAAAGTATAATGTTGTTCCTGAAAGCAGCATTGAAATGATTGTTGATGCCGATGAAGATGTACAATAAACTAATGGAGGTGTTAAATGAAGATATTAGACGATAAAATGATATTGCGTAATTTAACGACCGAAACCGCTGGTGGATTGTACATTCCAGGAATTGTTCAAATTGCTTACTCAATGTTTGAAATTGTCAATTTAGGCGCAGGTCATTTTGACAAAAGAGTTGGGCGAGTAAAACCACTTCCTAAAGGATTGAAAGTAGGCGACCGTGTTTTGGTTAATGTTGGTGTTCTAAAGCCAATTAAGATTAAGGGTGAAAAGCTCTATGTCTGCCCAAATGCGGAAGAAGCTATTTTAATTCTTGACGATGACGAAACACTATAATTAAGGAGTGAGTATAAATGAATTGGAAAGTTAGTTTAATTACAATAGCTTCTGTAATTCTTTATGCTTACGCTTTAGTTTGTTTCGGTTTAGCAGGACCAAACATTCAAAGTATAGCCCTCGTAGCGGGTGGCTATATTTTGAAGTATGGTCTTCTTTCTTTTGGATTCTTTATGGCAGCCTTCTTGCCTTACAGAATAAATAAGGCATTGGAACAGAGAAAACAGAAGAAGTACGAAATTGAATCAGAGCAAAAGATTATCGCTGCGGCACAGAAAGCAAAGGCCACGAACGATAAAATATATAATGAGTATATTAAGAACGAGGATGCTATCTAATGGCACAAACACTTGAAGAAGAAGTTAATACCCCAAAGCATTATCGCACACACGAAAGTGGGCTAGAAGCTATTGAAATCACACGCTGGCTCATTGGTGATTTGTCTAATGCTTGGAAATATGCGATGCGATACGAAGATAAAAATACCCCAAAGAAAGATGTTATGAAACTTTGTTGGTATTTGAATGACTTCCACAAGCATTTTATCAATATGAATAATGAAGTTACCAATACAACATTAAACGATTTACCAAGTTATGTTATTTCGGATATGTTGAAGGTTATTGATAACGAACCAGTACCACAAATCAAAGAAGTATTCAAACAAATTCTTACTTTGTATGAATGCAAAGGTATTTTAATTCCTTCCGAATGGAATAAAATGCTAGACGATTTGGCAAGTTATGCGAACACATTAAATTAACCAAAATATATTGACAAAAATTTTTATTGTAAATATATTTTAACACAAAATCAAAAATACAAAAAAGGAAAAATAAATTATGTCAAATTTAACTATTACATCAACTAAAATTTTGCCTATTTCTAATGGTAAGGGTGGTTGTGTTGCTATTGCTCAGCTTGTATTCAATGACGCATTGAAGTTGACAGGTATTAAGCTTATTGATAATGGCTCACATCGTTACATTTCTTATCCTCGTAATATGAGCAATAAGCAGAAGAAGTCCTTCTTTTTCCCTGTAAATAAGGAAATTGCTGAATCTATTAACGATAGATTGTGGGCTGACTATAAGAAACTTAACGAAAGCAAGTAATATGAAGAAGAAAAAGAGTTTTCCGACACCTCCACAGCTCCTTCCAAACAAAAAGAAGGAAATGTTGAAAATCATTCAGGACCCTGAAGCGATGAAAAGGGTGTTTGAACTCATAAATTCTTCATCTAATTTATTTGAAAAATCCAAGACTGTCAAAGCTGTAACTATGTTAGACTGGTATGAAAGGGTTATCCAAATTCTACCTGAAGATATGGAACAGCGTGACAGTTTTTGTGATAAATTAAAAGAATTGGTAGATAACTATGGAGTAGAAGATGGCACTTGTACTAAACAACAAGAACATAACAACTAATGAATTTGTCAGACTAATTGTCTGTTCGGTTTTAGAAGACTTGGAAATAAATTTTGACGATTACGCAAGAATCTATGTTCAGGACTACGATTCATTGACACCTGAAGAAAAGACGAAAATCGCAGAATGGAAAGTAAAAGTTTTTGACAAACTAAATACTTGTATGAAAAGGAATGAAATAAAGCGTCATGTCTAAGTTTATTGTTGGTAATAAATACAAGGACCAACTTGGTCAAGAATATACTTTTTTGAGCGAGAATAATGGAATAGCAGTATTTCAATTCAATAAGGTTCAAAAGAAGTTTAAACTTATAGAGAAGTTTGGTAGCATTTCTATGGCTTGTAATCTTCGGCACCCAAATTAAAAGTGGCGACCCTAAGATTATATACGATGAAGAAATAGATGGTATTAGACTAAACCAAGAACATATTTTTAATCTTAGTGGAGAAACGTATGTCAGTCTTTTCAAAAGGCATAAAGAAGAAAGTGAAAGTAGACAAAAAGTCAATAAAGAAGGATAAGGTATCAAAGAATCCTGATACTAAAAATCTTTCGGATGAACAGGCCGAAGCATTACAGAATCGGTGAAATCCCACCTGGTGCTATGGGTATGAACCCAATGATTATCCCAGATTTCTTTAACAACATTCGTAATAACTATTATGTTGCTAATAAGATAATTTGGATAACTGGTTTCATTGAATGGGGACTTATTACAGAAGTAATGCGTAGATTGAATTTCTACGATGACGGTACAAAAGACCCAATTACTTTGTATGTAGCTTCTCCTGGTGGTGAATGTGATGCTGGATGGGCACTTATAGATATGATTGAAAAACTCAAGCATAAGGGTATTAAAATCAAAACGATTTGTGCAGGCTCTTGTTCGTCAATGGCAGCCGTAATTTTGGCAGCTGGTTCAAAAGGTGAACGATATGCTTTCCCATCTTCAAGAATTATGATACACCAAGCTGGTATTGAATTGACTGGTGGTAAGTTAGACGATATAGCAAACACAACGAAGGAACTTCAGTATTGGACTGATTTGACAGCTAAATACATTTCAAAAGTCTCTGGCAAGAAGGTCAAAGAAGTTGAGAAGGAACTTTGTTACGATAACTATATGACACCTAGCGAAGCCAAGAAGTTCGGTATCATAGATAAAATTGATGTGGTTTTGGCTTAATGATACTATCATTAGACGAAATAAAGAAAAGAATTATCCAAGAAAATGACCTGCAGAAGTGCGGGTCTTTTTCCACGGATAAACAAAAGAATGTTCAGGACACTATGAACATTCTCGCTCAACTTATGAAAAAGTACCCAGAACGAATTGCCGAAATTGAAGAGCAAGTTGCTGATGGCGAAGAGTTCCGTTGTTATTTTGAAGACGAAGAATCGTTGAAGGAATTGGGTGAAATGAGATATACTGACCCAGAACGATTTTATCGTATTATCCGTAAAGAAGAATTATTTTTGAATACTTGTTTACAGACTTTTGGCTTTCATAATTATATCGTATCACTAAATCCAGACAAGCTCTTTGGCTAATATAAATACTACATTATATGGAGAATGTTTAATGAATTTTCGTGATTTTGTTAAAAAAGATAATAAACGTACGATTCCTGAAGAACCGGTAGAATACTTGGAAGAACCAACAGAAGAATTGGATGAAGATACTGAAGAAGATTATGGTGAGGAAGAAGACGATACTGAAGATGAATACTATGAAGAACCTGTAGTGTATGTGCCACCACAGCCACCACAGAGAGTCGCACAAAGACCTGTTCAAAGAGTAGTTCATCAACAGCCAAAAGTTCAAAGACCTGCACCAAGACCAGCACCACGTCCACAACCTGTATATCGTCCACAACCACAACGAATACAGCGCTCAGCAATGCCTGTGGACCAGTACAACCGTCCAATACAAATTAGCAAAAAGCAATTAGCAGAAAATACTATTGAAAACACTGCTAATACTTTGACAGAAGCTATTAAGAGAAAGGTTGATACCATATTCTATCGTTTTGGTATTCAGGGTTTGGAGAAATTAGATGAAAAGATACTTGATACTATTGAAGAATTACAATATCCAGAACCAAGACAAATTAAGAAATCTGGGGTAAATATGAGAAGAGTACCTGGTAAGAGAGTGGTTCGTAAACCAAAGCCACTTCCTATACAAGATATAGAACCTGCCTGGAAGAATGTTCCTGAATTCAAAGGTGAGATGGAATATCCTAATACTGAAGAATACATTGACGAACAGTTACAACCTGAACCAATCTACGAAGATGTTCAGGAACCAGTTGAAGAACCTGTAGAAGAACCTGTAGAAGAACCTGTAGAAGAAAAAGTAGAAGAAGAGCCACAGAAAGAACTTTCAATGATGGAACTTGCTGAACAGGCTTTGAACATTGACCCTTCAAAGGTTATGAAACACGAAGCCGGTGGAACAAACCCGGTGTTCGCTCCACAACCTGTTCCTGTTAGAACACCAACAGAGCCAGCAGAAATTCCTATCGCATTGGAAGTTCCCGAAGTTGCTACTCCAAAAATTCTAACTATGCCTGTCATAGAAGAACAAAAGGAAGAACCTGCTCCGGCACCTGTGGAACAACCAGCACCAGCAAAGAAAACTAGAAAGAAGAAGGAAAAGGACACACAAACTAATGAAGAAAAATAAAACTGACAGAAAACAAAAAGAAGTCAAAGATATGGTAGTGGTGGATGGCACCGTTGTGGAAGCGTTCGCTAATGCTATGTTTGATGTAAAACTAGATAACGGTGCGATTATAAAATGTACCTTGTCTGGAAACATTCGCAGATTTAAGATACGAATTAACCCAGATGACAGAGTACAACTTGGCATCGGAATATATGATTCTACAAAAGGTAGAATTTTGTATCGTTATAATTAAACTAATTTACAGGACAGACAAAACATCTACTCTTTGTTTGATTCTAACCAAATCTAACTGTAAATTATTATAAATAGTATGTGTAACTGGTTATTACACATACATTTTTTAAGGAGTAGATATGATTGAGTGTTTAATTTGTAAAACACCTGTTAAAGATTATAGAGGTTTAGCAACACATTTAAGATGCCATAATATAAATTGGAAATTATATTATGATACATATATGAAAAAACCAGATGAAGGTAAATGTATAGTTTGTGGTGAACCCACAAAAATTTATAGAATGTCAGAACGGTTATCAAAAATGCTGTTCTAAATGTTTTCAAAAATCGCCATTAAAGAAAATACATACACAACAAACTAATTTAAAATTATATGGTAATGTATGTACTGTACATTCTGATAAATTTAAAGATAAAGTAAAACAAATAATAAAAGAAAAATATGGTACTGAATGTTATTTGTCAAGTAAAGAATGTCAAGAAAAAGCAAAACAAGCTTTTAAAATTAAATATGGTAAAGAATACGAAAATATAGCACAAATACCTGAAATAAAACAGAAGATTAGTAATAGTTTGAATAAAAGAACTGATGAAGAGTGGGAAGAAACTAATAATAAAAGACGTTCAACTTGTAAACTAAAATATGGAAATGAACATTGGACTAAATCAAAAGAATGGATTGACCAGTATCAGTTAAATTATTTTAAAAAGACTGGGTATAGAAATCCTCAACAAAATCCAAATATATTACGAAATAGAACTTCTAAATATGAATATAATAATGTAAAATTTGATAGTTCGTGGGAATTGGCTTATTATATTTGGTTAAAAGATAATAATATAACTTTTGAATACCACAGTAATTTATATTTTACATACAATAAAGATGGGAAAGATTATAAGTATTTTCCAGATTTTATATTAACTGACTGCATAGTTGAAATAAAATCTGATTATTTAATTAGTTCATCTTGTAAATATAAAATACCAGATGAAAAAATTAAATGTATGAAAGAAAATAATGTGATTGTATTACATTCTGCTGAAATATATCCATTCTTAAAATATGTAAAGTATAAATATGGAAATAAATTTATTCAAAATTGTAGAGTTAGGAGGTAAACAATGGATATACCAAAGTATAAAACAAACCGACACTTGAGTTGGGATGAGATATGCGAGGAATTTCCTGATGTCGCAAACCAAATCGTACGAGAAGACCAATGGTCTCCTTGGGAACGAAAACCTGATTTTTCCGAAGTAGACAAGACGATAATGCCCTGGATACCGGAAAAGGTACGAGAAGGTAAAGAAGACGAGCGTATAGATACTATAATGCTAACAAAATAATTTATAGGGACCTGAATGGTCTCTATTTTTATAAATACTATAAACAACATAATATGGAATTTATATGGATTTAAGAGAAGCTAAACAGTATTTGAATAATAAAGGTTATGAACTAATTGACGAAGGATTATTTGGTTCAAAATTTGATGCCGATAGAGTAAAAGCTGGATATAAAGAATTGTATGGTTATTTAAATGATATCGGTGAAAAATACGAACATAAGATTGATGTAGAATCATTGAGAAGTAAAATTAAATATGTTTTAAACGATATGGAAAAGGTACCTGAAAAGGCTGAAAAATTACATAAGAATTTAAAAGAAAGTAATGAATTGGTAATTGGAGTTAAGGGTTATACTCATAACTATGCTGTTAAAATGGCAGATGAAGAACCTGATAGAGAAGATTTCTATTTAGATGGTACATACGAACATTTGAAGCACATTTTCATTAAAGAAATTTATCCTAATTTACAGAAATTTGGTATTACTTCAGATTTGAAAACAATAAATGAAGATGAATATACTGCTAAAGATTCAAATAAAGTAATTGGTACAACAGGTGAATTTAAATTGAGTTTCAAAAACTTGAAATTCTAATTTTAACCAAAAATTTAATATAAGACAGGGATTTTTTTGTCCATGTTTTTTCTTATAAATAGTGTATGGACGAAATAGAAAATGTAAAGAAACTATGGAAAAGACTTGAAGAGAGTTTGACAGATTCAAACTCTCAAAGAGGTTTACATAGATTGGTGAACAATGCTGAAATGTTGTCAGCATATATGGAAGCCAATGGAGTATTAACTGAATCATCCAGAGCAGTACTTGATTTGGAACAGAAAGGTGCCAAAATTAACTTATCTACACATAACAGAGAAATTGACAATGCTTTGGTGTTTATTATCTTGAAAGGTTTAACTACACTCCCTACTAAAACAGAAGCATATCGTTTAGGTCTTATTGATGCTAAGGGTAAACTTATTAGAAAACCAAAGACAGCTAAAGAAAATGATTGTATCAGTAATCTTGATTTGCTATTTTTCAAACTTAGAGAATGGTTAGCACCACGAATTGCTTATATGACAAGTGTTAGCTGGATAAAGGGTGTAATGAATAATGTACGCGGACAGAATTATTTTAAGAACGCAAGTATTCTAACTAGACAATATGCTGTTCGTAAAGTTAATGACGAATTATATAAGATTTTGGAACATTAAAATGAATAAACCTTGCCCTAATTGTTATGGTGATTTAAAGAGATATGGCTTCACACTAGAAGTAGGTGGAGTTTATATGACTATGGTTAAGGAAATAAAAACTTGCTGTGCCGTAAAGGTCAAGATAACTAAATTTAATTCCACAGAAGTTACTTTTATAGCTGAAGATAATGATAAAACTTATACAAAAAGCAGAAAAGATTTTATGACAAGTTCGTGGAGATTGAAAGGTCCACACGATACATTATTTAATGAAGGAGAATAAAATGTTATTCAAAGAAGCCAAAGAGTTTTTAAATAGCAAAGGATATATTCTTGAAGATTTTGAAATTAAGAAAGAATATAATGGACCTCGTGGCAGTGCAGTTGTTACAATAAATGGTAAGAAAATCACTGCCGATGATTTCCCAAAAGGTACAAGAGATAGTAACTGGAGAAATTTAGGTAATGCTATTGCTACATTCAAATCTTATTATCCTAAGTGGCAAAAATATGTAGATATGGATGTTGCTGAACTTGCTAATTATATGTCAGATTTTTGGCATTTAACACACGAATTAGAAAATTGCCAAGGTAGAATTAACTATTTTTTGAAAAATGCAAAAATAGATGCTAGTGCTGGCAATAGTGTAATTGAGACTTATCGTAGTAAAAGCGATGAAGTTGTAAAATACAACAAAGACCTTGTCAAAAATGAAACTAATGCTAAATTAGAAGAACGAAATGGCAAAGTTAGCGACCACGAAATAGTTTTCCCTAATTTTGAAAGAGCAATTACATTAAATGTTGACTGGACAGAAGGTACATTCTATAAATGGACTGGTTTGTGTGCTTTCATAGATTTATCAGATATTGATGGTTTAACAGCAACTCGTAATACCTGGACAAGAGGAAGATATGATTTAACTGCTGAAAATCTAAACAAAATAGAAAAGTGGTTGAATGATAATGAAGAATTTGTTAGAAAAGAAATGAAACGAGGTAGTGATTACTTTGATTCTGTTGCTGAAGACCAAGCTCGTTATTACAAAGACCACCCAAACGGAAACTGGAGCGGTGACTAATGGTTAGACATCAAAAAGGGCATAAAAATTCTAATGGAGAACTAGCGGAATGGGTTATAGTTTCGCACAAAGATGGTCATATAATCAGTTCACACAAAACTAAAGCAGAAGCAGAAAAACATTTAGGTGATATTCGCAAATTCAAACACATGGGCGAATCTATGGATGTTGTAGAAGCAAAAGAATTGTTAGAGAGTGCTGGTTATCGTGTTATAAAAGAAGAAGAACTTGATGAAGATTTTACTATGGGTGTAGGTGAACTTGGTGCTGACCAGGGTATTCCACACTCAATGCAAGGTTGTGCAGTTCCAATGATGCGTTTGGGAGAACCTGCCCCAATGGGTAAAATTCAAAAATGTTGCCCACCGCACCCAATGCACCACCATAGACCTATTCCTTTTGGTTTGTGGCCTGTTGGTATAATTACAACTACTTCTACCAAAAAGAGAAAACGCAAAAAGAAAAAGAGAAAATCTAAAAAGAAGAAATAACAAAAAGGACCCTCAAACGAGGGTCCTTTATTTTAGTGGTGAAATTTTACCAACGGCTATAGGGCATAACGCATTCTTCCTGGCGACGGGAGAACGGATACGGGAATTTGTTTTCCTTCTCGCTCAACCAATTACGGAGCTGGTTTGCAAGAGAGGCCCTAAAGGTGCTACGGAACTTCTTCGTTTTGAGAAGGTCCCAACAACCATCATAGAGGCGACCGCTATAAGTGCGATGGAGCTTCTTCAGTTCCTTCACAGTGATACTCAGGGTGTGAGCGGCCGCAATATTGCGATTATGTTCGCCCCAAAGTTGACAGGCTTTATGGTGGCGACGTTCTGCTTCTTTGAACGCCTCATATTCGGCCATCAGTTCCGGGCTAGCGTCTACTTCGCAGTCGCCGGTGTAAATGCGTTTTTCTTCCTTCGTTTCAGGATTGAAAACGATAGCATAATGCCAAGTTTCCCAAACATCGGACATAATTTGGACAGTTTCATGTCCCTCACGAACTACCATACCAACATAGGAAGTGGTGGTGTTGTTGTTTTCGGTGGTGCGAATTGCCATAGTTGTACCTCTTTGGTAGTGTGGTGGATTTCTTTTTCCATAATTAAATATAGTTTAAACTGCACCATTTGTCAATAGATTTTTCACATTTTTATGTAAAACTTTCTTTACATTTGGGATTGTAAACTATTTTTTACATAAATAATATATAAATTTTAATATATAAAATATGAATGAAAATTTTGAAAAAACAAGCCGCATAGTAAATGGTTTTTGGTACACTTTTGAATATCACAATGCTAATGACACCGTCCCAGGATATGATAGATTTCCAATGATTTATTGTATTGGTCCCTCAACAAAAAATTTGAATTGTTTTGAAGCATTGAATTTACACCATTTGCCACTTGGTGCCAGAATAGAATTTATGATACGTTTTGATAAACTATCTAATTTTAGAGAAGACGATACACGAAAAGTTTTCACAAAAGAAGAAATTTTATCATATTTCGGTGAAGGTATAGGTATTCAAAATGCTATACGATATTACAATAAGAAAAACATATTGAATCCATATAGGATTTACAATAAAGCGGTTCCATTATATCTTGAATATGATGGAGATATAATAATGAAAAATCCTGGCACTATAATGAACAAATACTTATTGGATTTGGGTAAAAATAACAAGGAGTAAATTTGGATTATCAAAAAATATATAATAAGTTAATACAATTAGGTAAAACTGATTATTGGACTAACGAAAAATATTTTGAGAAACACCATATTGTACCTCGTAGCGAAGGTGGGAGTAATAAAAAAGAAAACTTGGTAGAATTACCACCCAGAGCACACCATCTAGCCCATTTGTGTCTAATCAAATTGGGTTGTTGCTTAAAGTATTGTTATTATAACTTTACCATAAAAGAGTATTACGAAGCGAAAATGCTTGAAAAGAAGAAAAAGCATTTGTTAATTCCAGATGAGGTAGATACCGTTGACGAAATTAACGAATTTAGATACGAAGGCGAACCAGATGAAAGTTTCCATTGAATATAATGTAAAAGGAAGTAAAAAGAAATATCCAGATGTGGCTTATGAAGTCTATGTTCCAGACGATTGGACTGATAAACAGATAAAAGAATGGTATGAAGAAAAACACCATAACATTTGTGGCATAGGCGTGGAAGTCATAAATATAGAAAAAGATAATGAGGTATCTGATGAATCTAAATGAAGCAAAAGAATTATTAGAAAATGCTGGTTATTTGGTTGAAAGAATTAGCCCTAGAACACAGGCTAAAACTGACGATAATTTTAGAGCATTTATGAGAGGTGAGAGATTTTCACCAGATTATGAAACACACTTTGATTATCAAATGTCAGGCGATAATGCTATGGACTTAATTCGTGCTGGCAGACCAACCAAAACATACAATGTATTAGCCTTCATTTACGATAATAATGGCGAGGTTTCTGCATTAGATTTGAGAAATGAAATGTTCAATGGTAATATGATGAATATGAGAACTTGGGCTTCTAATAATAGCAAATATGTTGCAACAACTAAGGCAAATGGACGCAGATCATTCTCACTTACAAAAGCAGGCAAGAAAGCAATTATTGATGCTATGGAAGTATTCGGAGATTAATTATGAAATTAGACGAAGCTAAACAAACATTGATTGATGCTGGATATTTGGTAGAAGGTGGTGTAGATATATAACAGGCTGATGATTTGTTCTATGATATTAAAGACCTTGCCAAAGAACTTGGTTATCAGTGTTTTCGTGAAAAGGGTAAGAATAGTGTAATCGTATTTTGTTGCGATAACATAGACGAGACTTATAATTTTGACAAATTATGTGCAGGTTTAGATAAAATTTTATCTTTCGGTGCTAATGATGGTTATGGTTATCAAACAATAAACTCTAAACCAGTATCATTAAAAGTTAATTGTGGTATTATCCATATGGATGATGACGATTTTAAATATCAGCCAAATGAACAAAATGGTTTGAGAAAGTATTGGAATGAATCTACTGCATTTACTACTGAATCCATAAAGAAAACATATAGAGATTATATTGAAAACGAATCTACCAAGATAACTTGGGAAGAATTTGGTAAATTGGCTTTCAAAGCTCTTACAGCAAACCAAATTGGTTTATTGCTTCACGGAGAAATTCCAAATATTAAGGATGACCCATTTGATAGTAGTAAATTAAGATATTTAAGAAAATAAGTTCAATTAAAAACAAATTTGAAAATCAGGGTTCAAAATCCTGATTTTTTCTTTTATACATAAAAAATGTGAGGTAGTTTTATGATAGAAGTAAAATTTAATACAGCCGAAGAAATTAATGAACAACTCAAACAAGAATTGAGTAAGGTGTTATTTACTCCATACAATCAAAATACCGATAAAGAAATTGAAAAGGTATTTAAGGATGTAGCAGTAAAATCTGCACCCCAATCACTTATTTTGGAAGATATAAAATTTTTCGACCACGATTTGAAAATTGAATATCAATGCCAAAATAAACATTATACTATGATTTTGAGCTGCAAATAATGCTATATAATGGCGACTGTTTAGAAATTATGAAAACCATAGAAGACCATTCAGTAGATATGGTCTTATGTGATTTACCATACGGGACAACCAAATGCCCCTGGGATATTGTTATTCCATTTGAAAGTTTGTGGAAAGAATATAAAAGAATTTGTAAACCAAATGCAGCCATTGTATTATTCGGACAAGAACCTTTTTCTTCAATGCTTCGTTTGAGTAATTTAGACGATTACAAGTATGATTTGTATTGGGAGAAAGAAGCACCAACAAATATTCTTCAACTCAAAAAACGATTTGGTAAGAATGTAGAAACTATATCCATATTCTATGAAAAACAATGCACATATAACCCGCAAAAATACAAACATAATGGTAAACCAGTTGTCACAGTTCCTATTTCTAGTATGGGTAAATTGAGTGCAGACAACCAAATTACTCCTGTTGCTTATAAAGACGATGGAACACGATACCCAAAACAAGTTTTAAAATTTACAAGAGTAGATAAACACCATATAGTCCACCCAACACAAAAACCAGTTGAACTATTAGAAATGCTTATTAAATCATTTACGAATGAGGGCGATTTGGTTTTGGATAATTGTATGGGTAGCGGTTCTACTGGTGTGGCTTGTAAGAATCTAAATAGAGAGTTCATTGGTATTGAAAAAGAAGAAAAGTATTTCAATATCGCAAAAGAACGAATTGAACATAAGGATGAATTAGATAATTTTATTGAATAGGTGAGATTATGAAAATTGCAGGACAAGACCTTTCCATTTCTTCAAGTGGAATTATAGTAGAAACATTAGACGATAAAACATTGGATATTATAGAAGTCCAGTATTATGGTTTCACTAATAAGAAGAAAGTAGAACAAACAAATATTCTTTATTACAACAATAAAGATTTTAATAGTGATTATGCCAAATATAATTGGATGAAAAATAAAATTCTTGAATGGACGAAGGATTGTGAATATATCAGCACAGAAGATTATGCGTATGGTAAGAGCGGCGCCCTTGGACAAATTTTCTCACTTGCTGAATTTGAAGGCAACATTAAACTTGCTGAAGTAGCCCGCGGACAGAAAATGCGTTTGTATTCTGTAAACTCCAATAAGAAGTTTTTCTCTGGTTATGGTTTGAGTGATAAAATCGGTATGCGAGATGGATTTGACGCTTGGACCGAAACAAAACCTGATTTGAGCACTTTGCCAGAGGTTGATAACGGAAAAGGTGTTAGTCCAACATCAGATATTATTGACGCTTACGCATTGTGTGAATGTTTGCGTATGGAATTGAAACTGAGAGCTGGTATAATTCAACTATACGAATTACCAAAATCGCAAATAGAAGTTTACAATGTAGTCAGTAAAGAGCATCCACAGGGCTTATTGGTAGCACCATTCATTACCAAATAATGATTCCTGCCCAGGAAGCGACGTTCACTGCCCAGATTTTGTTCAATACATAAAACCCTACTATTGCCCCAGGAAAACGACGTACTGGGGCAGTACTGTTAGGTTTACAAAAATTTACATAAAGTTATAAATATACTATAAAAGAATTTGGAGTTTTTATGGAACGAGAAGTAACCCAAGACGATTTGAACGAAATTGACGATATACAGGATGCGATGACAGTTCTTGCTGATGAATTGGTTAAGGAAATGTCACACGATTACGAACCTGATATATTGAAAGGTGTAAAATTCATTGAATACCAGATTAAATACAAACAAGATAACAATGAATACGATATAGATAAACCAGTTGAGTTTGTAGATAACGGTTTTCCTGACGATTGTACATTTTATGAAGCCAAGCAATATCTTAACGCAAAAGGTTACATATTAGTTGAAGCCAAAAAAGAAACTGGGTTATATACTATCGCAAAAAACAGAATTAAGAAAGAAAAACAAAAATATGTTCCACAATTAGAAGAAGTTAATGGTTTGATTGATGCTAAATCATTCCAAGACTATTTGTGTAAAGTTTTGAAAAGAAAAATAAATTTCCATACTAACCCTAAAGGTGGATTGTTCTGGGAAATTACCGATAAAGAAGAAAGAAAAAATGAAGTTCTTGTTCCTTTAATTGCCTATAATGTTGAATACCACATGTACGGTAGAAATGATGATAAATGGAGAATTCCTATTAACAGTACACACAACAAAACAGTATTTGATATAAGTTGTTGGGATAAAAACATTAGAGCATATAGAGCCAGTATTGCTGAAGAAGCCAATCCTGATATGGTTAAACTCGCTACTATTGTTATGAGAGCATACAACAAAGTTCCTAAATATGTCAATGTTGGTAAGATTTTCAAGTCTCGTATTATGGAAATTGAACCTGACTGGGAATGGCATACTATCGGTAGTACACTTGACTTAGATGGCATTGAAGCTATGGGTACTATGTTAAAGAGAGAAAATGAACTTAATAATGTAAATGTTGAAACAGGTAAGAAAGGTTTTCCAAGCGTTAATATAACATTTGATTTTTGGAATTATAAAGTAGAAATTCAAGCTATGGTCGCACCATTGTATTGCAGATGCGAAATGAGAGTTAAGAAAGTATGAGATTAGACGAAGCTAAACAAATTTTAAAAGAACATGGTTATAAAGTTCAATCATTGAACAAACTAAAAAGAGAAATTTATAATGCTGTTGAACCATATACAAAAAATATGGTAAGATGGGATAACTTTAGTAAAATTATTGATATTCAAGAAGCAATTAGAGATGTTGTTAGTCCAGATTTAATGTGTGATATTGATGGCGGTAATTCCATACGAAGAAACAAAGATGGATTAGAATATAGAGAATTTGATATTAGCATTTATGAAAATAAAAACGATTATGAAATGGTTTTAGAAGGAAAATTAGTATGTAATTCCGCCGGAACTATGGATGAACCTTGGAAATTATATGATATAACTGTATTATTTTAATTGAGGATAATATGGAATTAAAAGAAGCTAAACAGATTCTTGAAGAAAATGGTTTTGTACTGGACCAGGCTGAAAGCCAAGTCTTAAATGAGACTTGGGAAAGTGCATACATACAAAGTGCTATTCAAGATGTAGCTGACCAACTCTATGACGAAGAATTAGCAGATATTCCACCACAAGTTGACGAATACGGAAATATATCCCCTGACTATCTAAAACGATTTGAATATACTTCGCCTGAATTGAGAAGAGCAACTAAAAGAGCTGCAACTAAATTAGCAAATGACTTAAAAGACCAGGGCATCAATATAAATCCTTGGTATTGTGAAATGGAAATCTATGACAAATTAAGATACTTTAGTAAATAAAATTATTATAAATACTATAAACAAATTTTAATGGAGAACACAAAAATGGATTTATACGAAAGTTATTTAAATAATGCAAAGAAATACCTCGTTGAAGACGAAGAAGATTTGGAACTCACCGATGTTGATACTGAAGAAGATACCGACATTGACGATGTTGCCGATGACACAGATGCTGGCGAAGAAGATGGTGCTGATGAACCTGTAGAATTGGATATGGCAAACCCTGTCTGTCCTGAATGCGGTGCTACTTTGATTCCTGTTGGTGAAATTGACACAACAGAAGAAGACGAAGATGGCAACCCACTTTATGACGATGAAGAAGCAGATGCCATTGACTTGCTCCAGGGCCTTGGCTATGTTATCTACAAGCCAGTTGCTGACGAAGACGCAGTAGACGATGATTTACCAGGTTCCGATGACGAAGACTTCGGTGACGAAGAAGATTTGGATGACGAAGAAACCGAAGACGAAGAATAATTTATTTTCAATACAACTAAAAAACTCCTTGACAGTGCCTGAAAAATGGCACTGTTTTTGTTTATAGTAATAAATATAGTATGAAGTACGATTTTAGCACATATTTAACACAAGCTTTGAATGAAGCAGATAATGATGATAAGAAGAAAGTAAAAGTTTTTGAAACTGACGATTCAGCCAAAACAAAAACATTTACTTTAACTGACCAAGATTCAGTAGAAGACTGGATTGACAAAAACTATAAGAACATTAAACTTAAAAAGGACAATTTGATATATACTTCTCCTGAAGATAATGAAGAATATACATTGAAGTCAAAATTTGATATAAAGAAAATGTATAATGAAATCAAAGAAGCATCAGGAGATAAAGCAAAAGCATTAGATAAAGATGGTTTTGAATTGTTGGGTAAAACTATTGCTTATAGAAGTGCTCTCACAGTTTGGAATATAATAAACAATTCCGGTGACGATTTCAAACAAGCTGCTTTGGATGTATTCAAGGATAATAGTGAGTATTCCATTAAACAACTTGAAAATTTGGATTCATTGTTAGATTATAGTGCTGCTATCGGTGTTGTAAAAGACAAGAAAAATCGTTTAGACAAAAATGATGCTAACTACGAATCATTATTAAAGAAATGTAATGATACTGAAGCAAAATTAACAACAAAAGATAATTACACAACTATTCAACAGATAAAGAAAGACTACGAAAAAGAATTCAATGACAAACGAGATGTGTATGAGAAAGCCTTTAATGATGGTATGGCTGAACAAAAGAAAGATATGCAGGCTAAGGACTACAAATGGAAAGACCCTGCTACAGGACTACCACCAAAAGGTAAATTAGCCAAATCCAACCAAGCCGCAGATGCTATATTTAAAACTATTCAAAGTGGTGTAGAGAAAGCCGATGAATTTGCCAAAAAGCAACAAGGTTTGGATAAAGCCATTTTATCACTCGCTGTAATGGGTGTTAAGGGTATGATGTTTGGTGGTAAGATGTTAAAGAAACTATTAACTGGTTTCCTAAAAAAGACTAATCTAAAAGACATAATGCGTTATACAGCTAAATTCAATGACGTTAAAGATAAAATAAATGTATTCAAAAAAGAATATGACGAATGGAAGAAGTATAATGACGCTCAACAGCAGAAAAAAGAAAAGACTGATGACGAAAAGAAGGAAGAGGAAGATAGAAAGAAAACAATTTCTATGAAACTTACCGAACTAATGAATACTCACGTCATTCCTTATTACTACTGTAAAATGGCTATCATTGTTGCTTGCTTTGAAAACATTGAAGGCAAATACATTATCAAGCAAGAAAATAACAAATGGAGTACATACAACAGTGGTTCTGGTAGATTGACTATAATTGAAGATAATGCTATTCTAATGGAACGCATACTAGAAGTAGTCCAAAATCAATTAGTAAAAGGTGGTGTATTTGAAACATTAAAAGATGAATCTTCTGCTGATGCTTTCAAGGGTATTCCAAAAGATTTGAAATACAAGAAAGACTATGCTGATAAGTTACTCAAATGGAAAGATAAAATTAAGAGTGTTTCTACAGTTTCAAAATTCAATAAAGATAATTTGAAAAACATTTTGAATGTTTATAATGAAAAAGTAATTGTAAATGGTTTCGCTTCATACACTGAATTTGCTGAATATGTACCAACTGCACAAGGATTGGTAAAACTACACGATATTCCAGTTGCTAAGGAAATTGTTATCAAATTTGACGGTGACGAAGATGCCGGTATTCCAGGTATCGTAACTGGTGCCAAGAAAGAAGAAACTAAAGAAGAACAGAACCCTGAAGAAGATAAAGAATATCAAAAAATTCTTAACTCCGTTGAAGATATTAAGAATGCAACTAACGCAGAAGAAGTTGCTAAAAACTATGGTGATACCAAAGAAAAAGTAGATAAATCGGTAGACCAAATTCAAAATAACATTAAAGACCAAGATATAAAAGACTATTTAGATAAACATTTCCTAAATATCCAAAAAGCTGATACATTAACTAAAATGATGTATTTGAATACTGCAAAAAGTAAGGGTCTATTTGATTCTTGTGTTGCTTTTAACTATGCTATGAATATGTTGTTAGAAGATACTAATTCTAGTGGTGAATCTAGTGAAGTATTCAAAGATATTGTTAATTTGTTAAATGGTGAATCAAACAATAATACTATTGAGGACTTTAAAAAGAAAGATGAAGAATTAAAGAACTCAATGGAAAAAGCAAAAGAACAAATGAAAGATGATGTTAAGAAAGCATTACCTGATGACCCATTAGCCGTTTATAGTTATCTTAACAAGAAAGAAGAACCAAAGAAACTAGAAGTAAATGTAGATACATTGATTCAACAACTAGAAAGACCAGATACAGATTATGAAAAACTACAAAAAGAATATGCTAGTTATGATAAAATGATTAAAGACTATATAGGTAAAGATAAAGACAAACTAGAAAAATACAATAGAGGTTCTAGTATCATTAAAGAATTTGGTGAAGACATTATTCCAAAGTTATGGTTCGCAAAGAGATATACTGATTGGGCAACTAAACCAAAAGAATCTTATGACCCATTCATTGACTATTCATTATTGTTCTTGTTAGAAGATGACGAAACTAATAATAAAGACAATAAAGCAGAAGAAGTTAAGAATAAAGTAAAAGAAGCTCATAATCAACTAGATGAAATCATATCAGCCGACAGTTTAGAGCCATACAAAAAATGGAAAGCTGGTATTATTGAATTATTCAAACAATTTGGCGATAAAATAGAAAATAAAACCGAATTGAAAGACCCAGTACAAATGCTAACTGCTATGATTGACTATATGAAATCTAATGAGCCTGAAGTAAAGAAAGAAGAAAACCCAAAACCAGCTGAAGAAGGTGCGAAATCTGAAGAATCTGAGAAATCTGCGGAAACTCAAAAATCATAAATACATTATAGAGAGATTGAAAAATGGCAGATAAGAAACCACATCCAGTTCCACCGGAACATCCATATTACCCACGCAGCCCATATAATCGCTGGTGGAATGACACAGAGCCAGCTTACTCTGTGGCTCCTTGGGAAGGTTGCTGTGATAAAGAAGATGATTGTGTTTGTGTAACACCTGACGATGTAGCT